TCCAACCGTTTCCTTTAACGTAATTTAATGGTGCGGTTAATGGAAATATTGAATAACCAGACAAAACCCAATTGGAAAACTGACCTGGGCAAAAGTCCATTAAATCACCAAATCCAAAAAAGCCATAATCCATAAATGAACCATTTAAAGTTGGTAAATTGGTGCAATCAACCAATAAGGCAATATTGATTTTATCAAATTCAGAAAAAAAGGTTTCGTTTATTGAAATCCGATTCATTCCAGGTTTAATTGTTTCGGTCAATTGTTTTAAGATTTTACCATCCTGAGTTTGAACCAATCGAATATCGACATAAGGAACATCGCTTTCACCAGAATTATAAACCAAAATGTTTTTGATTTTTAAGCCCAAATAGCGAGATCCGGCAATTGAAGCAATACAGCCTCTATAAATTTCCTCAGCAGGTTGGCCTTCTATTTCTGCCCATTGTTGCACAAAAGGTTTTTGTGTCTGGTAAAGAACCTGATCAAACCTTGCGGATCCTGATTTTACCAAAGCATCCTGAACAACTGTTTTAAATCGGAGGTAAGCAGATTCTTGTATGTCGTTCCAAACTTGCTTAAAAGTGATTTGATCCTGACTGGCTATTTTGTCCATCAACTCCGTACTCATTCCCGGGAACTGGTTTATAAATATTCCAGATTCAGGAGTTACACCACAGCTTCGAATTCCAACGTAATCTAAAAGAGGATTCATTTTAATATTTTTTGTAAAAGTACGGAAAAAAGAAATATTTAAAATATTGGTTTTTATTTGCTAAACTTGCAACATGAATTTAAAAGAAACAAGTCCAAAGCAGCTTTATTATATTGAAAAAATAGGCTATAAACTAGCAATGGAAATAGTTATTAAAAACCATTATTTGCATAGGCAATCCCCTTGTTCTTTTGCCTTTGGGTTATTTTGTAAACAATCAAAAGATATCATTGGAGTTGTTATTTATGGAACTCCATCTTCAGCACCATTACGGGGCGGAATTTGTGGTTTAGATGAAAAAGAAAATGTAATTGAACTTACAAGACTTTGGATAAAAGATGGAACGCCAAAGAATACAGAAAGCTATTTAATTGGGAATACAATCGGAAAAGTTGATAAGCAAATAATTGTAAGTTATGCAGAAATTCAGCAAGGCCATTTAGGAATTGTTTATCAGGCCACAAATTGGCTTTATACAGGGCTTTCTGCAAAAAGGACAAATTGGACTATTAAAGGAATAGATAAGCACTGCCAAACCATTGCAGATAAATACACTGCAATTGAAATAAGAGAAAAGTACGGAGATAAATTTAGCTTAGTTGAACGACCTAGAAAACACCGATATATCTATTTTAATTGCAGCCAAAAAAGGAAAAAAGAACTTTTAGGAAAATTGAAATATCAAATATTTCCATATCCAAAGGCTAACAATCCAAACAATCAACCAATTCCACAATAGAAAAATCAATCGTAACGAAATACGTTTCAAAATTGAATTGATCTATTCCAAAGTAAGTTTGTGCAATTGATTTAGCATCATTGCTGGTATCGCCTAATTGAACTTCTTTGATGTTATTAAGGATAAAATTCAGGTTGTAATCATTTGAGGCCGTTTTGGAATTGGCGATCAATTTGAAATTAACAGTTCTGGAAAGCTTTTGTTTTAAGCCCCTTCCTTCGTCATCGTTAAGACTTGAATTCTCCCTGACAAAGAATATGACTAAATCGTAATTGTCATCAACTGAGCAAGGTCTTTCTGAATCAATTGATCTAAAATTAAAGCCTTGGTTTTCTGTTATAACCTCATGACTTTCCCCATAATTTAAAACTTTGATTTTCAAAAGTCTTTCGATTTCAGAACATATCTTTTTAAGCGGTCCGTTTTTCATTTTAAAATGTTTTACTAGATTAAATTGGGATTTCAATTGGATTTCCTAAAGCAGTCAGTAGTTCGTTTAATGTTTCAAAAGTATCATCATTTACGGTTGTAGTTTCAACACTTAAATAAATGACCATTGAGTTGGTTTCATTTAAAATGAACAAATGAATCCCCTCATTACCAATATTTTGATAGCCAATAATACTGTAATTGGCATTTTCAAAAGTTAATATTTCTGAATTATAAATTAAATTTATCATGCTACTGGAGTGACTAATGTCGCTAAATGGTTAATGCTTTGCCCGACTGCCCCTAATGTTACCGCAACTATTAAGTATTGATCCACTGCCCAATTAATATTTAAGTTAGCCTGTGCGCTGGCATTAGTAGAGATGTCTGATTGAACAGTTGTAGCCACTGAAAAAACAATCGTACTAGAACTGGATTTTACAATTACGTTTCTCTGACCTAATGACATAATTGCACCTGGAAGCATTGCCGTATTCATAAACAGAATAGCACCACTAAGGGAATTGCTGGTATTAAAATAACCCCTTATAAATACATTAGCTACAACTGCAGCGGCCGTTTGCATTCTAATAAGCACCTCAAATGAATTTGATTCCGCAAAGGTATTGGCAGGAATTAAAATGGAAGCCAAAATAGTATTTGCAAGCGTACCGGTATGGGTAACAGTTGTAGTATTCTTGAAGTATTTAAGCCCTAGAGGACTAAAAGCTCCTGTCGGTCCTTGGGGTCCAATCGGCCCTTGCGGTCCAACTAGAGAAATACCTGAAGGCCAAACACCGCTAGCCTTTGGACCATAAATGAAATTGGTAACAGTATTTATAAAAAAATCACCATTTACTCCCTCAGTTGTTGGCGCAACTGACCCGTAAAGGATAGTATTTCCATTGGTTCCATTTGTGCCGTTGGTTCCGTTGGTTCCGTTGGTTCCGTTGGTTCCATTTGCACCTTCTAAAGATAAAAGCCACTGCGCCTCAGTTCCAACAAAACCATTATTCACCGCTACTTGGTAAGCAGAATCGCCTTGGTCGCCTTTATTACCTTGCAGCAACAAAGCAACAATCAAATTATGGTTGTTTGCAAAGTTAGTTGTCCCGGTACCTCCAGAAGAAACTAAGGTAACTGGTAAAAGCCAATAGTTATTTGTGCCAGTAATTAAAGTTGGAAGGGCATTAATTTCCCAAGTCTGAAAATTGGCACTTTGATTTTTGTCTTGAATGATTATGGTTGTTCCAACGATTATCAAAGCCAAAAAAACATCAATATCAATCCCATCATCTGTAAGATGTGAAATGTTTATTTGAGTCGAACTTACCTGTGTCGCATTGTTCCAAAGTAATCTTCCAGGTGTAGGGTTTCCACTTGTTGCGGTGGTTCTCGCATTGTAAAGATATAAACTAGCAGATTCACCATTTTCCCCTGCTGGTCCTTGTGGACCTTCCGGACCTTGCGGCCCCTCTGGACCCTCTGGACCTTGATCGCCTTGGTCTCCTTTGTCGCCCTTATCGCCTTGGTCTCCTTGATCTCCCTTATCGCCTTGGTCTCCTTTGTCGCCCTTATCACCTTGGTCTCCCTTATCGCCTTGGTCTCCCTTATCGCCCTTATCGCCTTGGTCTCCTTTTGGCCCTTGCGGTCCTTCTGGTCCTTCTGGTCCTTCTGGTCCTTCTGGTCCTTCTGGTCCTTCTGGCCCTTGCGGCCCTGGTGGACAATTGCAATTCCCAGCACTGCAAGAATTATTATTACAATCCATTAACTCCATTATTGAAAAATCAATTGCCAAAAAATACGTTGTAAAGTCGAATTGATCAATGCCAAAAAAGGTTTGCGCAATTGATCTTGAATTATTATCTGTTGTTCCAATTTTTTGAACCTCTTTAATATTGTTTAAAATATAGTTCAAATTATAGTCATTAGATGCTAACTTGGAATTAGCAACCAGTTTATAATTTACTGACCTGCTTAGTTTCTGTTTTAGCCCTCTACCTTCAGTTTCATCAGGTGTAGAGTTTTCCCGAACAAAAAACAAAACTAAGTCGTAATTGTCATCGACTGAGCAAGGGATTTCACTTTCAATTGATCGGTAATTAAAACCAGTATTTTCAGTTATTACTTTATGACTTTCGCCATAGTTTAACACCTTAAATTTTAACTGCCTTCTTATTTCAGAGTTGATTTTTTGTAACGTGTTATTATTCATTTGCTTAACTCTTTTTGAATGGCTTTATTGATCGTTACAAGCGACTGTTTTAATTCCTGATCTGTCGGGTCAAAGATAGCACCAAACCTTTCTTCATTAAAACCTGCAATTTTCCTTTGTTCGTTTGAAAGAAAACCAAGTCCAAATGAGTTTGGTCCTGTCGGGCCTGGTTTAAGGTTTAAAATCATTTGGTCATTAAACGTCAAATCAATAATAGTGATATTTCTTCCTTTCTTAGCCCTTTTTTTTCCATATCCTTCAGAATAAGCACCAAACTTTTTAGGACTTGGACTTGTAATTTTCCCTCCATTTGAAAGTTTTCCATCTTGCTGAATCCTATTTTTCAATTCACCAGTCATTGTACCAACTGCTTGACGTAGAACCTTATCAGGATTCATTGCATTAGTTAAATTCCTGATTTGCACCTCTAAAAATTGTTTAGTAGAAGTATAATTTGCCATTTTTTATTTTATTTTCTTGCAAGATTGAAAAACTTGTTCTATGTTTGTCTCCACAAATTTAATAATAAAAAAATGAATCAAAACATTAAGCCAGTTTCCGAAATAGCATTCCTAAACACTGGACTGCTTTTATTAGGTGAGTCGGGTCAATCAATTACCTCATTTATTTCAGATTGCAGTCTGGAAAGTATTCAGGGAATGGCCTTTTATCTAGGTGGAACCTTTAAGATTACAAAGGTTAAATATTTAACAGATAAGTTTTTATTTTTTGGGTCATTTGAAGTCAAAATAAAAGATGCTGAGTTTAATTGTACTTTTAAGCTATCCGAAATAGCATACGCCAATCAATTGGTAGCTTTTTCATCAGATACTTTCATTTGCGAACAAGGCACTCGATTGACATTAATTGATAACTCATATTTTGTTTTTTAATTATGCAAATGATACAAAACGAAGAGCCAAAAATGAATTTATTTTCATGGCTTTGCTTAATTCTCATATTTACTCTTTTGATTTTTTATGTCGGGATTAAAGCAATATGAGCTTTGTAAACCAGTCAATGATCTGGTAGGCAATGGTCCTTATAGCGGTGTTATTGCCGCTACTTCAAATGTAGTTATTCTTTCCATTGAAGGTGCAAATGCAGTCGTTTGTCGGGAAGGAAATTATAGGGATTCGATTACAATTCCTTTGAATCAGTTACAACCAATTAGAAACAAGTAAAATGCAATTATCATTATTTTCAGATATTAAACCGACAGAGCAAGGTATTAAAAACGCGATTTCTGATCTTTTAAAAGATGCTGATTTTGCGCAAAGTGTTGATATTATCAATTCTATTAGAGAGCATATTCATTCTATTTCTCCTTTTAAATCAGAACCAGTTGATTTTGTTAAATGGGTATCTTCTGGCAATGTCGTCTCAAACGACTACAACCCAAACAAGGTAGCACCTCCAGAAATGGAATTATTGGAAATATCCATTTTAAATGATGGATATACTCAACCAATTGTAACATGGCCACATGATGATAAGGTAGAGGTTATTGACGGATTCCATAGACACAGAGTTGGCAAAGAATCAGTTGTTATTAGGGACCGGATAAAAGGCTTTTTGCCAACTGTTATTATTCGATCTGAGCAAACTGATAAAAAGAATAGGATTGCTTCTACAATAAGGCATAATCGGGCAAGAGGTAAGCACATGGTTAATGCCATGTCCGAAATTGTAATTGAGTTAAAGAATCGTAATTGGACAAACGAAAGGGTTGCCAAAGAATTAGGAATGGACCAAGATGAAGTTTTAAGGCTAATGCAAATAACAGGATTGGAAAGCCTTTTTAAGGACGATGACTTTTCAAAATCATGGATGATTGAAGATTCCGAATTAGAATTTGAAGATTTGAACGATGAAATTTCAGAAGAAGAAAAGCTAGCAAATCAATTTAGGACAGTAAACACAAGCGATGAAACCAGAATTTTTCATACCTATGATAAATGGGAGTGCTACCAATATGGTTTTTACAACACGACAAAAGAAGGAATGACAGAGGCGCAATGTCTTGAAGAATATAGATTGCTTTTGAGCAATGAAGATGAATTTAAAAACGCCCTACAATCGGTCATAAGCGAGTGGAAGCATTCCTGCGAACATTACCTAACAAACAAGGCAATGAATCGCATTGCATGGCTTGGACAGGCTTCTTTATGCTATGCAAAACGAATTCCATCTGTTTATCGTGGCGGATTTAATCTTTTGACTGAAGAGCAGCAAAAAAGAGCAAATGAAATTGCTTTGGAATACTTGAATACATGGCTTTCTAGAAATGGAATTCAAACGGTTTCAATTGAAGAGGCATTACTTATTGATAAACAAGCTGAAATTTATTAAATATGAAAATCAAAGAGTATCAATCCTATAATGTTCTTGAGGCTGCAAGGCAAAGAATAAAAACAACTTTTGATGAATTCGAAAGGGTTTATGTAAGCTTTTCTGGTGGAAAGGATTCAACGGTAATGATTCATTTGGTTGCAGAAGAAGCAATTAAAAGAGGTCGCAATTTCGGGGTTTTAATAATTGATCTTGAAGCTCAATATGCAGATACAATAGTTCACCTTCATTCTGTTATTAATATGTATAAAGATATTATTGATCTTAATTGGGTTGCCGTTCCTATGCTTTTAAGAAATGCAGTTTCTAATTTTGAACCAAGGTGGATTTGTTGGGACGAAGATAAAAAAGATATTTGGGTAAGGCCAAAACCAATGCAAGCTATAAATCCAGAAATTTATCCTTTTTACCAGCCAAAAATGGAGTTTGAGGAGTTTATGGTTTTGTTTGGTGATTGGTATTCACAAGGCAAACTATGTGCTGGAATGATTGGAATAAGGGCCGATGAAAGCCTGCATCGTTATTGCGCAATTGCCAGAAACAAAACGGGGTTAACTCATAATGGCTACAAATGGACCACAAAAGTTGCAAAAACGCTTTTCAATATTTACCCAATTTACGATTGGAGAACCGAAGATATTTGGATTTTTCATGGCAAATATTCAGCCCTGCCACATAATAAAATTTACGACAAAATGAATATGGCAGGTGTAAAGCTAAGCCAACAAAGGCTTTGTCAGCCATACGGAGACGATCAAAGGCGTGGACTTTGGCTTTACCATATCTTAGAGCCAGAAACATGGTATAAAGTTGTAGCAAGGGTTAATGGCGCAAATTCAGGGGCTTTGTATGTTCAAGAAAATGGTAATATGACTGGGTATAATAAAATAACAAAACCAGAGGGACATACGTGGAAATCATTTTGCAATCTTTTGTTAAAAACGCTTCCTAAAAAAACACAATCGCATTATAAAATAAGATTTAAGAAGTTTATATCGGGCTGGAAAGACAGAGGTTACGATGTAATACCAGACGAAAGCCCAATTGAATTAGAAAATAAATGCTGGGCTCCATCTTGGAGAAGAATGTGCAAGGTTATTTTAAGAAATGATTATTGGTGCAAAAGCCTTGGTCAGACACAACCAAAATCAGAAGCTTATTTGCAATTTAAAGAAATTAAAAATAAAAGGAGAATTGCGAAAGAAATTGAAACTAGAATTCAACCAATAATTTAAATGATTGACGTAACCATTACATCTTGCGGAAGGCAAGACTTATTAAAGCAAACAATAGAATCGTTTTTAAAGTTTGCAGACCTTCCAATTTCAAAAATCTATGTTTATGAAGATTCTGGAATTCATGGCATTAATGACCATTTAAAAATTTTGTTTCCTCAAATAGAATTCATTGAACCATGCCCGAAAATAGGCCAAATAAAAGCTTTGGATCTCCTTTTGTCAAAAGTTAGTACTGAATACTATTTTACATTGGAAGACGATTGGAAGACCTTGTCAAGCGGTTTTATGGGCCAAAGTTTGGATATTCTAAAAAGTAATTCTAAAATATCTGAAGTATGGCTAAGATTAAGAAATGAAAGAAATGGTCATCCGGTTCATTCGTTAGTTCAAAAAACCAAATCGGGAACAAAATATCAAATTGTTAAAACTGATTACAGAGGGGAATGGCATGGCACATCATTTGGGCCTACTTTACGAAGGTTAAGCGATTACAAAAACACTTTTCCAAATGGTTATGCAGGTGTAACAGAGTTTAACATCAAAGAGCCTTGGAAGTCAGAAAAAGAAGTAGGTCAGGTTTATAAAAAAGCAGGGTTTAAAGCCGCTACTTTGATGCAGGGATTTGTAAAACATTTGGGAGCAAATCGACACATTTCAAGTTAATCTATGGAAAACTTTGTAATAAAAGAATCAGAACTATTAACCAGATACAACCTGATAATAATTACCAGAAAGCAGGTTGAAACCTTGGAAAGAAGGCTAGATCAATACCTTTTAAAAGGTGTAAAAAACAAGGCTAATTATAAAGCCAGCATCCGGAAGAAACAAATTGAAATAGTTAGGTTGAGGTCTATTTTAAAATTTATAGAAGTTTAAGAATATAAAGTAAATAAAGCATGAAATCGTCCTATCAATTATCCACCGACTACCAAACACTTTTTAATCTTTTGCAGGATGGAAGTGTTTTTGTTGGGTTTATTAAGACAGAAAAGATTCCTGTAAAAATAGAGGCATTGGGCAAGATGGGTATTCTTTGCCGGACTATCACAAAGGATTGGTTCGAATACCGGGTAAATTCAATTGATAAAAAAGATGAATTTATGGCTCAGTGCAAAATGCTTAAGCTTGAATGGATTGTATCACAAGGAAATAAATAAAAGATTAATTCTTGGTTTGAAAATTGCGAAAAGCGGATCTATTTTAGGTTCGCTTTTTTTATCTCAAGCCAGAAAGTCCTTTCTTTTGAGCAACCGTATATTGTGCCTTGGTGCATGCATACAGCTCGTGCCTGCAATTAAATCCACCTGCAAGGGAAAATATAGTAGTCTTAGTTGTACCCGGCATCCGCCCTTGCCAGTTGCCTAAATTAGCCCAATTTTCAACCTCAGATTTTTTAAAAAACCTTCCTGCCCTTGCATCACAAAAAGGTCTGGAAGTATCTATTCGAGTTCCAACGTAGGTATAAAATTGAAGGTTAAGATCATCACTAACAACTTGGTTGTATTCCCTAGAAAAAACCATCACAGCATCGTTTGTCGTTTGCTTGACATATCTTTCCAAGTAAGCTTTTTGCTCAGGTGTCCCCTTTATAAACTCCCTTAAAACCTTTTGCAGATTGGTCCGATTGGTATTCCCTGCAATGTTTTCTTTCAATACCTGAGTAATGGCATTGTCAAAGTTGGATCTGATCTCAGCACCTAAAAGAAGGTCTGAGGTCGTTTGAATGTTACTTTCCAGAATCGCTTTATAAAGTTCTGATTTTGCAGAATAACCATCAATTAAAGCAGAATAGTAAGAATCACTAAGCTTTTTAATTTCCTTAAATCCAGTCAAAACTTCTTTGACCGCTAATTGATAAGCAGTATTATTGACAATGGTATCAGCTATTTGGGTTTTTAGCTTTCTGAGTTTTTGAAGGTTTGCGACCCTTTCTTTGGCATCAAATGTAAATTCATTAGAAATTTCAATAACCTGGTCGGATAGGTCTTTGAAAATAGTTGGTAATTTTCCATCCATGTCATTAATCAACTTATCCTGTAAATCTTGGATTGATTTAATTATTGCTAGTTGTTCATCTGAAAGCATTTGGCAAAAGTAAAAAATAACCAGTGAAAAAATATTTTCATTATTTTATTATAAAAGTTTGCAAATATAAAATAAGGTATTACTTTTGACCCAACAAATAAAAACAACAAGAAAATGACACTAGCAATCGGACAATTAAAAACAAAATCAATCGCTTACTGCACAATTTGCTCATGCACTAACAACAGAACAATCACTGCTGATATTTATGCAAACACTCCCGAAGAAATTGAAAAAGCAAAAGCCCAAATAATGGCTAAAGCATCAAAAAAATATACATGCAGAATTTGCAAGTCAATTGAAAAAATTTAATAGCCCTACGGGGCTTTTTTTTTAACTCTTTGGGGGCGGAGGTAAAGATTCAATCCGATTCCTTTTTTTAATCATGTCCCAAAACCCAGTAATAAACTGACCTAAAACGTAAATCAAAATAGTATCTGAAGTATCAATCTTTTCAAACTTATAAAGCCAACCAACGCCAATAAGAAGCCCTCCTGTAAAGATTATTACAGCGACAAATGAAAACAGTTCCATCCATCTTTGAAAACTCATTATAACCCGGGAATAATCCGTTTAGCAGCTTCGCCAAAAACCTGACCTAATATTCTCCAACCTTTGCCTTTTTCGCCTGGTAACTTTGAAAGGGAATCCATTTTTGAATGCAGCCTTTCAAAGTCCTGATTAAGGTAGTATTCGGTAGTCCTTTGATCTTGCTGAATGCTTAAGCATAAATTTACCAAGGAATCATTTTCAGCGTAAAGCTTAGTAATTTCAAGATCCTGCAATTTGGCTTTTTGCTCAATGTATTCCAGTCTGCCATCAATAGTTGGACTAACTTTTGGAGAATTACAAGCAAATGTAAAAGTGAATAAAAACAGATATTTTACCATTTTAAAAATTGTTTGATTTGATTAATTAATTTCTTCCAAAAGGATTTTTTACGATTTTGAACCGCTTCTTTTTTTAAAACTGGAATCACAATATTATCCCATTCAGGCTTTTTAACGTCTCTTATTCTTTTATAAGCATCTGCTAGTAAAAGCACAATTCTGCCAAAGATCAGGAAAGCGGCTCCATGAATTAGTAGCCAGTTTTCGGAGTTGGTTAATATTGAAGCAATGCCAACTGTTGAAATGTCGGAAATAAACTTGTAGGAATCCTCTTTAAGCTTACAAGCGAATTGAAAAAATGTTTCTTTCATTTATTTTGACCAAATAACTTTTGAAGGTAAGGAAGGATCCGAATCAACGTGAATCCATCGAGAATAAATCCCAATTCGAGTAAATCCGACTTGCTGCAAAGCTATCAAAATCTTATATCCATCCGTTCCTGTTGAATAAGCAATGTCAGCCGCAAATCCTTTTGTGTGGGCTGAATTTGGTGTACCACCGACCTTTTTGTTATGGGCTTCAGTACGATAGCCAGAATTGATTTTAAAAGGTATTCCAGCTATTGCCCGGGCTTTATCCAGCTTCAAAAGAAAGTCAGGATTCATTTTTGAGCCGCTCCCGACTAAATCGGGTGAATCAAATTCTGAAAGGTTAAAATTCTCTAATTCCATATCGCAAATTAAAGGACAAAAAAAGTAAATTTTACCAAATATTTGTCGGTCTGAAAATCAATGAGTTATAATTTATTTTAAAAATATTTTAATTATTTTATTAAATAAGTTTGCAGAATTAAAAAGAAGTATTACTTTTGTATCACTGCAACGGAGCAGCAACAAAAACAAAAAACAAAATGAAAACAGAAACAATGAAATTAAGAACCGAAAAAGAATTAACTAAAATGGGTTGTTCAACAAATGAAGTTAAAAGCCTAATTGAAAAATTCTGGAATCAAGTTGAATATTTAAAAACTGCAAGAGAAAAAGCATTATTCATGACCGCATAAAAATCAAACTGGGGCTTCGGCCCCTTAACTTTTAAACAAACAACAAAATGGCACAAAAAATAACCTTCGTTAAAGAATCTTCTGAAAAAATGTTTATTAATACTTTTTCAGGAAGGGCAAACTCAACAAGATACCACGCTATAAATGAATTAGGGCAAAAAGGATGTTTGCCTGGCGAGAATAAAGCTTATTCCCCAATTGGAGGAATTAAGGCTTTAAAAGAAGTTATAGAAATATTAATTTGGATTTAAAAACCAAACCGGGGCTTCGGCCCCTTAACTTTATGCCTAAAGGAATACCAACAACAGGAACACGCAAAGCAGGGGCTGGCAGAAAGTCTGGCCCTGCAACGACTACAATAAGCTTTCGAGTTCCAACAATTGAAAAGGAACGGCTTAAAAATCTTATAAGTAATTTGATTGAGAATTATTTGGATCAAAAATGGACTGGTGAAGTTTTGATTTTTAAAGATTGGGAACATGGTCCAATTACTGCAATTGTAGAAAATCAGAAGCCTCTTAATTGAGGTTTTTTTTATTTTAACTATTTGAATTCTCAAATTATTATCTTTGTGCTTTCATTTAAAAAATGATGGTACTTAAATTTAAGCAAGATGCAATTTCAAGATGGTAATCAGGAAGCAGCCTATTCCATTGATGAAATCAAAGAATTGGCAAAGGCTTATTGTGAACATTTAGCACAAGGACTTAGTAAACAATCCTTTGTAGATTGTTGTTATACAACTATTGAGGATAGGATAAAAAAACAACCAGACGTTTTCCAGTCCGAAAAAAAAGAAATAGAAAAATCTTTGCGATTAAGTCGCAAATACTGGGAACAAGTCGGGCTAGATAATATTGTCAGTAAAGAGGAAATGACTAGGGATTCTGAAGGCAATGTAATTGTCAAAAAAACCTCTTTAAATGCTGCTGCATGGATTTTTAACATGAAGAACCGATTTAAAGAAGAATGGAGAGATAAACAGGAAATTGACGCAAGCCCATCAAATCTGACAGTTACAATTTCAGGACCAACTCCACCAACAAATGAATGATGTGCTAACATTGCTCCGAAAGAAATTAGCACATGAACTATAATTTCTGCAAAACCTGGTGGCTCCGCTGGTATTGGCCCTACATTGAAACCCTCTACACAAAAGAGGGCCACTATGGAACCAGACAAAGCGCAAAGTCTCACAACATTGCCAGAAAGCTAATTTACCACAGTTTTCAGCCTTACCAGTTCAATGTGATTCATTCCCGAAAGGTTTATTCAGATATTGAGGGTTCAACTTTTGCGATTCTTAACAACCTGATTCAAAAGCATTTTAAAAATGATTTCATTGTCAGGAAAAACCATTTTGAGATAATCAATAAGCATACTGGCAATTGGTTTAGAGGTCTTGGAATGGATAAGGCCGAAAAAGGAAAAGGAGTAGAAGGGGCCAATATTGCATGGCTAAACGAAGCCAATCAATATACCAGGGAGGATATGGATTATATTGATACAACCCTTAGAGGCGAATCGGGAGTTAAGATCAGTTTAATAATGGACTGGAATCCTGAATCAATTAATCACTGGCTAAAAAAGGAAGTTGATGAAAATAAAAACCAATTCGACTGCCTTTTCCACAAATCAACTTTTTGGGATAATTACACCATTGACAGGGATGCACTTCATGAAAGACTTTTAAGGATAAAAACGCATGGCATTGAAGGCGAAAGACGATATAAGGTTTGGGCTTTAGGCGATTGGGGAATTGAAGGAATTGACAGAACTTTTGCCTATGCTTTTGACGAAAGTAAGCACGTTTATAAAGGTTCTATTCCAGTTTCAAAGGACCATGACTTGGTTTTATCATTTGACTTTAACGTAACTAATACCTGCGGTGTTTACCAGTTTTCAAAGAATGCACCTGGTCAATTGTATTATGGAACGGTCAATAAAATTAAAACCTATCGAATTGGCGATTTAAAGGTGCTTTGCGAAACAATCAAAGCAGAATATCCAAAAGCCAATTTCATTGTTACTGGCGATGCTTCAGGGCAAAACAGGAGTGCTTTTACCTCAGATAACATTTCAGCTTATACCCAAATCAAGGCCCAATTAAAACTTACTGATTTTCAGCTAAGAGTTCCAAGTGCAAACCCTTCGCACATCCAATCAAAAATAGTTACTAACCTGGTTTTGCAGCATTGTAAAATAAATATATCGGATCAAAACGACCTGACAATTGAGGATTTAAAACAGGCGCAAGTTGATGGAAACGGTTCTTTGGACCCTTGGAAAACCAAAAACCCAAACCTATCTCACAGCTTAGATGAAACAAGATATTTTTTTAATACTTTTTTTGGCGAAATTGCGGCCTTTGTAGAATTGTAAAATTATGAGTTGTAATAATTGCGGATCTTGTTTTCAAATATGCCAACCTTTTCAGGCTTGCTTTAGTGAAATGATTGTAAGCATTCCGGTAGCATTAACCGAAACTGATTATATCATTTCAATTGCCAATGGTCAGGGAGTTGCATTTAAACAGGCCATTGAAGTTGTTGGTAATTTAGCAATAGTTGATCTTGACTTATTTCCAGGTGGCTTCTTTTCATCTTATGGTGGGCCTTATACCTTGCAATTTTTTGATGTTATAACAGGCGAGTTACTTAATTTTGTTGCAACCAACGGAAATGTTTATACTTGCATCGAGTTTGGATTTCAGAATGGTTCTGAGGTTGATTCGATAACAATTTTAGCATAGTGGAATTTATAATTGGAACCTCAATAAAAGTAAGGCGTTCAAGTGGTGTTATTTGCTCGGGAATAATTAAAAAGATTGAGGGCGAATTTTTAACGATCAATGGAAAATGTGGAAGGTATAAAGTTCATCAATCACAGGTAATTCAAAAGTAATGGGGTGCAATTGCGGAGGTAAGCCAAAGCCAGTAATCAGAAAACCAGTAAGGAAATGAGTTTAGCAAATGAATTGCGAATCGGAAATTGGGTTGAAATCCTTGGAAATTCTAAGCGATTAGATTTTTTCACAACTATTCAACCAAGTAGCTTTTCGGTTGATATTGACAAGACCTATGGACCTATTCCTTTGGATGAGGATTGGCTACAAAAGTTTGGGTTTAGAAAATGGGCATTATTTTATGAAAAAATTTATTCCGATGACTTATCTATTAATGTAAAATTTGACGTTAAAGATGTTGAAAAATTATTTTTAGTAAGTGCGGCAGGAACTGATGATAATTGGGAAAATCCATTTGATACGCCTTTAAGGTATATTAAAAATGTTCATGAACTTCAAAATATTTATAGTTGCATAACAGGATCCGAACTCCAACTAAACAAATGAAACAAAAGCACATATTCATTCTTGAAAATGGTAATGAAATAACTATTTGGTCTGGTTATAGTCCAGATCAAACCTTTGCCATAGTTCAAGATAGAAAACACTTTAAAAACGCACAGGAATTGATTGAAGACGCTTATACGAAAGGCTGGATATTAATTGAAGGAAAATGATACAATTAATTTTTGAAGCCATTTCAACTGCCCTCTTTGCTCAGTTCTTTTGCTATGCCATTATTTGGGTTCCATACCTTGAATGGTATTCCAATCTTATCAACAAACTACCTGACTACCTTTCTGACCCTTTGGGTAACTGCCCTTACTGCATTGCGCCTTGGTTATTTTTAATCTTACATTATGTTCCAATTCCTCAAGAAATCAAAGAAGTCTGTTTCGCCTTTGGCTGGATCTACTTCGCCAATGCCTGTTTCAACAGATTCATCGACAACGACTAAGCCAGTCTACAAAGGCAACTGCGATTCTAAACATTGGGCCTCCATTCAGTTTGCCTTCAAATCAGGCGATAGGAACTTCTTTTGTTGGAATCAGGATATAATGGTCGCATGGGAACGAATGGAAGCTGCTAAGTCAATCTATCGGGAACTGGAATACCATATTAACCCGGGAGTATTATCACTTCATTTTGAAACGGTTGAAACCCTGCTTAAAAACCCAAAGGTTAAAAACGAGGACAAACTTTTCAAGATTGCTGAAATCAATTCCAGGATGAAGGAATTGCAAGGGCTTTCAATTGACATTGATACGCAAATAAGACTTGCAACTGTTAAGTTCTTTGATGAATATGAGGATCCCTTTAAATTCGATTATAAATATAATGTTGAAAAGGTAAAGTTTTGGGCTTCAAATTCCGATGTACCTGCTTTTTTTTTGAATCTGCCACAAAATCAATATCTAACATCCTCAACAGAATTACAAGAGAATTTGATGAATTCTTTGAAGGCAATAAGCGTGTTGAACCTAAAAAACATGGAGTATCATTCTACCTTGATGAACTCGGAAAATATAAGTCAGGATTTACAGAAAGAATTAGATTTGCACAAGGAATTGGAACAGACTTTGAAAGCTTGGTCAGATGTTCCTATTACGAATACTATCTGAAATACTCCTTTTGGATAGCGGCACTCAAAAAGAAGAATAAAAATGCAAATTGAGCACTCTATCGCAAAATAACATTGTAGTCAATTATGTACTCAATGATGACCAGGTAAATAAAGCAAAAACAGGGTTTGACAAACTAACCGATTCTGAAAAGAAAGCGGTTGATGAAACCAGAAAGCTAAACGATCAATTAAAAAAGACAGGTCAGGAAGGTTCAGAATCTGCCAAAAAGGTAGGCAATGAAATGAACAATATTACCAGTCTGGCAAAGTCAGGGGCTGGCTTGTTGGCTGGGTTCTTTGCGGTTTCTTCTTTGGTTGCTTTTAAAGATCGGTTAGTTGAAACCACAATTAAATTTGAAGGCTATTCCAAAGCGATTCAATTTGGGTCCGGAAGTGCTGAAAACTTCGCAAAGAATCAACAATTCCTAAACGATCTTATTCAAAAGTATGGATTAGGGCTTGCTTCAACTACTGAGGCTTACAAATCCTTTTTCAATGCCAGTACATTGGCAGGGCAAAGTCAGGCCGAAACCAATAGGCAATTTGAAGCGGTTACAAAGGCAGGAACGGTTCTAAAATTGACAACTGACCAAATGCAAGGTGCTTTTCTGGCATTGGGCCAAATGATGTCAAAGGGTACGGTTCAAGCTGAAGAACTAAGGGGGCAATTAGGCGAAAGAATTCCCGGTGCATTTTCAATAATGGCAAAAGCCTTAAATGTGAATGAAAGGCAATTGAATAAGATGCTGGAACAAGGTCAGGTATTGTCAAAAGATGCTTTGCCAAAGTTTGCAGCTGAATTGGAAAAGACCTTTGGAAAAGATGCTGAAAAGAATTTGAATGGCCTTGTAAATGCTCAAAATAGGTTTAATTCTTCTATTGATGGGTTGGTTTTAGCCATAGGAACCAGATTGGAACCATTTCTTAGAGGTTCCTATGAATTAGCTGCAGGAATTGCCAATCAATTAAAAAGACTTTATGATCCTTTGGGTGCATCATTTGAAAAAGGGGCGCAAGCGGGTAAAAAAGCAAGTGAGGAAGCCTTAAAAATCGCCATTGTAAACCAGAATGCAAAATTAAGAGGATTACAAAGAGAGTTTGATTTACAGTCAATATTATTCAGTTTGGATGGTAAAATGTCTGCTTTGGAACAGGTCGAACTTGACAAGACAACTCGTAAATATGAACTTGAAAAAAAGTTTAGAGATGGGCTAATGGTAAACCTTACAAGGTTTCAAGAAGAAAAAAAAATAAAAGAAGAAATAGTAGATTTATCAGAAGTTCAACTAAAAGCATTAAAAGAGCAATACGATGCAAAACTTAAACTCTTAGATATAGAAAAAAGAATTTCAGATATCAACATTGAAGTTACCACCGAAAGAGAGGATGAAAGAACTTTAAAACTACTTGAAAATGCAGAAAACTTTGGAAAACAAAAGCTAGTAATTGATAAAAAATATGCAGCCCTTGGAGTTGTTGCAGCTCAAGATAATGCGAAACTTCAAACTGCTATTGTTAAGAAGCAAGGCAATGATGTAAAGGTTGAACTTAAAAAACAACGTGATGGATTTAGAGATGCTGAGGAAAAGTATGATGAAGAACAATTTAAAGCAGGAAAGAAAAGTCTTATTGCAAGAGGAAAGTTTGAGGAAGAATCACAAAAAGTTGTTTATAGCGAAAAGCTAAAAGCAATTGAAAGGAATAAGTTTCTTAACGAAATTGATATAAACAATGAAATATCTTCAGAATCAGTAAAAAATGAAAAGCTAATTTTAAATGAAATAGCTGCCAATGAAGACATAATAAAAGCTAACGAAGAAGCTGCAAATGCAGGCGTTAAATCGGCATTAGATGCAAATGATAAGATTTTAGCGGATAATGCAGAACTATACCGCAAATTAAAGTTGCTGCGAAAGAAAGACCTAGATGACCAAAAGAAAAAAGATGCTGAAAAGGCTGCAATAACCCAAGCATCAATTGACCTTGCAGCCCAGACAACAAACAATTTATTCAACCTTCAATCGCAATACGCTGCAAATGATTTCGCAAGAAAGCAAAAGCAATTTGACGAAGAGGTAAGACTTGCCGATGGTAACGTACAAAAACTTACCGAAATTGAAGAAAGAAGAAGGGCTGCTGAAAAGGAATATAGGGAAAAGGAATTTAGGGCTAATCAGGCTCAAGCTATTGCAAATGTAATATTTAACACGGCTCCAATAATTGCACAATATCTGGCTAAAGTTGTAACAGCACCTTTGGCAATAATTGCAGCTGCAGCTGCTACTGCTCAAATCGGTTTCATTTTAGCCCAACCAGTTCCGGAATTCGCTGAAGGAACGAAAGGAAAAGCATTCAAAGGAAAAGCGATAGTTGGTGAAAAGGGAACTGAATTAGTAACGACCCTTTCAGGAAAGCAATATTACACACCTCCGACAGCTACACTGGCTCAATTTGATGAACCAGTACATATTACTCCAAATCACTTGCTAGGATTAAACGACAAGTATCTAAGTAGCCAATATTTCAATAATTCCAGTAAAAAAGATACAAGCGGAATGCAGATAGTTACTGAATTGGGAGAAATTAAAAGAGAATTAAGATCCTTGCCAGTCGCTGCAATTTCCTTGGATGAAAAAGGATTTATGAAAAAGGTAAGAACGCCAAACCGATCAACTACAATTTTAAATAACAGGTTCAAAAATTAGTTGCATCTTTGCACAGCTTTAAAAAGCCAATTTGTGTTTTTTCATTTTGTTTAAATTTGTTGCAAAAAAGCCAGGATTAATTTTCTGGCTTTTTTGTTTTATTCAAATTAATAGCTTTCCTTTGTTGCAAGTTTTTAAAACAAATAACAAAAAACAAAATGATAGAATTTATTGAAATGCTAGTTTCTCCAGAAATGGCAAAACATTATTTGGCACAAAATATAGCCAATAGAAGGCCAAAAACTCCAAGAGTATTATTATACTCAAATGAAATGAAAGCAGGTCGCTGGAGGTCCGAAACTGCGGAAACTATAAAGATAGCATCTAGTGGAAGGGTTTTAGATGGTCAGCAAAGATTAATGGCAATAGTTCATTCGGGGTGCAGTATAAAGTTTCACATTGCCTTTAATCTTGACGAATCGGTTTTTTCAGTTTTAGATACTGGTTCTTCAAGAAATTCAAGTGATACTTTTAAGGCGGCTGGAATTAAAAATGACGCTATAATACCATCAATGATTGCACATTATAATTATTTGCAAAGTAGTAGTGGATCAAAAACTCAAGTTAATGGTAGAAGCACAAATGCCGAACTTTTGGAACAGTATTACCAAGACCCTCAAAAATGGCAAAGAATTGGCAATCATTCCAAAAATTGGTATATAAACTTTGCTAAGATTTTGCAGCCTTCTTATTTTGGTGGATTCTATGCTTTATTTTCTGAATTAGATTCTGAAATAGCATTTTCTTTTTTTCAGCAATTGGCTACAGGATCAGACATTACAAATTCATCTGTTAATTTATTGCGAAACAAATTGATTCAAGATAAAACATCTTTGCGAAAAATGCCTCCCTCTTTAAAAATTGCTTTGATAATAAAAACTTGGAACTATTTTATAAAAGGAGAAGAACCAAAAATATTAAAATTTAATCCGCTAATGGATGAATATCCAAAGCCAATTTTAAAATATTAGAACTCTAAAAGTAGCACCCAAAAGCCTTTCAATTTAGAAAGGCTTTTTTATTTACCTTTGCCGTATGGCAGGTTGGAAATTCTTTATAAACAATATACAGGTTAATGAACCGATTGGCTTTGATGCAATAGAATTCACTGCCATACGCCTTGAATCGCATGGAATAGATCAACCGTTTTCAACTGAAATAAGTTTTTCTGGGAAACCTGGCAGATATGCCAATGGTGCAAAAATCCTAAAAGAGTATTTTGAAAATGGTTTTATAAATGATGAAATTCCTTTCCAGATAACCAGTAACCAAAAGATTGATGGTTCAACTTACGACTTCAATGGGTTTATTAATATGGCCTTGTATTCTGAGCAAAACACTTGCGATACACAAGGTTGGCAAATAACCGTTGGAATAATTGAGGATAATTTTAGGGAAAACTTTTTAGCAAGGCAAGACGTTGAAATTGATTTATTGACGTTGAAGGACTTGGATGAGAATACAATTGACCCGATTGATTTTACTGAGGTTAGGTTGCATAGTCAACAGCTTTATTTGCAGGGGTTAAGTAAGCAATTACAGGTTACTGCCGTAAGGGTAACCGATCAAGCAATAGTTTTCCCATTATACGTTGATAATAATGATTTTAAAGGTCAATTTGGGTTCTTGACCAACCCTACTGGGTTTATTTATTCACTTACAAATGTTTATTTTAAAAACAATGCTGATTATGAAAGAACTTTTACTATTAATGGAAAGATAAAATGTAGAGCAAGGCAAAATGGATTTTCTAGTCAGCCATTTGGTTATGTACCTAATGATTTTCCTCAAAACATTTATTATAGAATTAATAATGGAGACACAATTATTTCAACTGTACTTTTAGTTACTGGAATATTAGAATACGATACAATTAGTAATCCTTGGACAACATTTGAATATACATTTACTAATTTTTCTCTTACACTTCAGCCAAATCAATCTTTTACAATTTTTGCGGATAGAATTAGTTTTGTTATTCCATTTGTTACGACAATTTACATAAAGCGTGATTTTGAGTTTAATTGGCCAGAAGAAAACTACTTAAATTGGGTTGAATTAAACCAGTCGACAGCCTCAAACTGCAAAGGACTCTACATTTTCAACTTCCTAAAAAGAATCCTTCATATAATCACAGGAAACGCCACTCCATTAGTTTCGGATTACTTTTCAGTTGATAATGCAGGGCTAATGTGGAACAACCTAATTACAACGGGTTTATACATTCGTAACGGTCAATTATTAGACCAAGCCAATCCACAGATTACAACTTCATTCAAAGGGTTTTTTGAGGACTTAAGCAATATTTTCAATTTAGGGTGGGGCTTTGAATACAATGAAACATTGTCTGTCTGGCAAATCAGAATTGAGCCAATGGAATACTTTTATAATGCAGGTATTCAAATAGCTGAATTTAACAAGGTTTCCAATATTACCCAATATGCACAGGTAGAGGACTTGGTTAATTCTTTTAAAATAGGATTTACTGATGACTGGAAAAACATTGCTGTTTCTGGTATGTTTGAGCCTCATACTTACAGGTCTTATTTTACTCCAAATAAGTCAGGGTCAGCGGAAAAGAAAGTTTTGGACCTGAGATCAAATATAATTGCTTCAGGCTATGCCATTGAATTTTCAAGGCGGTTGCAAGAACTTAGAGACGATTCAGGTTCTTCAGATAGACCAAACGACTACAATCTTTTTATAATCTGGTTGAATCGGGAAGAAATCATAATTGATTTTGGATTTGATATTACGATAACTATTCCGCCCGGTAAGGCTTCGGTTGGTTCTGATATGGCTGGCTCAACAAACGCCCCGATTGGTGAGATTTACAATATACTGCATACACCTGCAAGAATAGCGGCAAGATGGTGGAAATACCTTGGTATGAATACCTTTGGTTTACCAACTGCAAAAGCGGCTTTATTCTTTCAATCAGGTGAATATTATACAGCTTTAGAATCGGAAATTGACAGTGCTTATTTTCCAGTTGCAAATCAGGAAATTACAGGCATGGTTTCCGAAAAAACCAATATTTCAAAGGCTATTTTACAATCGGATATAAACGCATACCTTTTCAAACCAATTGGTTTAGATTTCAGTGTCCCTCAAAGCCTTTGTTCGTTTATTGATATGGCAAATAATGGAATTGGAATAATTAAAATGACAAGCGGAAACCAGTCATTTTATGGCTTTTTGCAAAACGCTACAAATAAACCAGTGGATCCAAAATCAGGAATTAGTAATTTTAAATTACTTTTGGCAAATAATGTGCCTTATGTAGCTGGATTCTCAGAAGGGTTTTCAGATGGATTTGGTTAAACAATAAATAAAAACTTCAAATAAAATGGCAAATACCAGAGCGCAAAACGCTACATTAATAACAACAAACATTCCTGACAATAACGAAAAGTTAGTTACTCCTTCAAAAGTTCGGGAAGTTGAAAATGCTTTAAATAATTCAGGGGTAAATATCAATGGCGATACTTTTGCGGAAGATGCAGTTTTTGAGTTTAACAACGGCTCAAAGTTAAGAGAAGGGGTTATTCAGCATGGTTTTGGCGGTGGCATTGCTCGAGTTTGTGCAAACGATAAAACAGACCAATGGGAGGATGGAGTTAGATATTTGACTTCAACAACTGGCAGTTTTAATACCGTTGTTTATGCCGAAAGCATAAATGATGTAAATCCAGATGAATTTTATGATGAAACTTTAGGTTATGCAGTTGGTTCAAGATGGAAAAACTTAGTTACAGGCATTGAATATTATTGTACAGTTGCAACTGAAGATGAAGCAGTTTGGGTTCCACTTTCTGGAAGTTATGAACCAGTTGCAGTGGATTTGGTGGAATTTTCTGAATTAAATATACAAGATGCAACATTTTCAACTACAGGTAATATTGTAAATTTACATGGTAGATTAAGACCTAGTACAGCTGGTGCACCAACAGGCACTATGAGTGCAAACTTTCCACTTCCAACTGGCTTACGTGCAAAATTGAGCAGCTTGGCTGTAATTACAACGGTACCTTTAAATCTTTTTTCAGCGGCAGATATTACTGCAGCTTCGATTGCTACATCGGCTGTAAATGCAAACTGTTTTATAAGTTTTAGTATCGGAGCAAGTCCAGCAGCATTAGGAAGTGACAGTATTATATTTCATTTACAGTACGAAACTGATTTTCTTTAAAATCAAACTCAATGAAAAACCTATTAATACTTTTTGGCCTTATTCTGATTTCAATGTCAGGATGCAGGCAGGACCAGAAAACAGAATTGCAAGAAATCAAAGATTCAGTTCAATTGGTCTTTCAGGAAAATGACTATGTTATTCCAAAGGATTACAACCTTACAATTAAACCAAATAGATTCGGAAGGGCTGCAATTGTGGATATTAGCAAGAAAGTGGCAAGGCTCAATTATGTAGTTGATTATGACCTTTATGTCGCACTTGGTAGCAACGATGCAGCGTGCTCAACGTATGTGCTTAATAACCATAATCTGGCAATGGCAGCGTATAAACCTGCTAACATTTTCACTAAGATTGCAAGGATTGAAATCTTAAAGGTTCCAAGCGTTTACACACCAATAACAAACATCTATTTGCTTTTAAACAGCTTCAATAACAACTACTGGCAGCTTCCAAACGTGGATGCCAGTATATTGTTATTTAATAAGCCATTGGGTGGACTAGCCTTTATTGGTGGGGTAAATAGTACAAGCGGCAGGTCGGCAGTTTGTGGGGTTTATGCCCAAAACACTTTTTTTAATAGCTTTATAATCGCTCACGAACTTGGTCATTATTTTGGTTCACCGCACACTCACGATTGTTGGAAAATGCCTAATGGAACAACAGCAAGAATAGATAGCTGCTTTACTGGGTGTGGTCAAACAAGTACAAAATTTACTTTAAATGGTACGGTTATGAGTTATTGCTATAATCGGGGAACAATTAAAATGCCTCTTGAATTTCATCCAAGGTGTATAGATACGATGCAAAAAACTTTAGCTAAGAATTCCAGTATTCCAATTGAAGGAAGTCCTGAGCCTCCTGCCATAACAAGAATAATTACCTATTCTGGCACAACTCATTCAGGAATAACAGCAAACGCAACTGATGGCAATTTGACAACGAGGTATTTAACAACTGGACCTTTTCGAGTTCAATTTACTTATTCGGCTCCTGTTTCAATTACAAATGTGTTTTTAAATTCTGGATTCCAAGGTGGCAGTCCAAACCAAACATTGACATTGACAGTTGATGGGGTAAATGTTCCATTAGGATTTACACCAAACATAAACTTTTCCAAGGCAATTAATGTCAATGGAAAAGTATTTGAATTAACTACAACCGGAACGGGTAATATATCACGAGTTTTTGAAATCGGAGTAAAATAAAAATATGGGTCCATTTCCTTTTATAAGATTTGATCAAGCTGAAATTAACGGCAATTTTGGTGATGAATATGCTTATCGCAAAAGTCAAATTCAAGTATTAAATGCTTTTTTTGTTGATAACTTTTTTGTTGGTTATAAATTTTTTATTGCAGTTGATGAAATTAGAAATTTTATAAAATATAGAAACGAACCTCCAAATTTTGCCTCATTAGAATTGGTTTTACCAAGCCCTTACCCGACAAGGGTAGGCTCAGAGGTTTACACTTTAAAAATTGCTATTCAACAAAATAGTGAATGTTTTATTGAAATAATTTTCAATTTAACCGATGGAGTTGTAACGGCAAGCGATACCGTTTTTACAGCTGGTCCCGATCAATTAGAGTCCGCTACAATAAGACCGTACATAGCTGAAGAATTAAATATTGCAAAAACCCTATTTGTTTACAATCAAAACGGGGCCGCAATATTTCCAGATACCTTTACTTATAATCCATCAACAGGAATAGCAGAAAGAAGGCTTCTAAGGGCTTACGATTGGGAATACAACACATCAACAAACCGACCTCAAAGAGATGGTGTAACTGATTTACGAGTGCTTCCAAAGACCATTTTTCATCTAAGGGAACTAACTCAAATTGAAAAAGCAATGGTTTCATTCTTTCTTGAAAAGCCAATCAAAGAATCTATTACAAATGATGACTGGAATGATACTAATATTTATTTACCTGCATTGCCGGGCGATTGGGAATTTAATTTCATAAATGTTAGTTCATCAAAAAAACAACTTTCAGTTTCAAGTGCAGAAAATGAAATATCATTTGTCCTTGCTGGAATAAATGTTTCTGATATATGGTATTTTCAAAGATTTGTTAACCCAAATTATACAAAAAGTAATAATCAAACAGAATTTCAATGGAACATTGCAATAAATAGTTTTACTGGTATATATGGAACTGTTTTAGACATAATGTCATTAGTTGATAATAATGTCTCTGATATAATTCTTTATGGAGGGAATGAACAATACATAGGGATAACATCATTAATTACAATTCCTTTTGCAAGCTTAGATGTTAGTACAAGCAGTTATTTATTTGCTGATTCAATTGAGACCTACTTAAATGCAAATGGGTTTCCAACCACTTATACAACCGAAACAATATCAGGGCAAATTGTTTTTAAATTTGTAACAACGGCGAGTATATTAGAAAAAGGAATTATTGCTTTTTTATCATATGATAATTCACCATTTTCTTATGCAGAATTTGATGGTTTGCCTCCAGATTTAGCAAGTCTTTTAAGTGGTACAGACCCAGCAAATCCTAACACTGGAAAGCTTTATAAAACGGTTTTTTACGATTATGACCAATGCGAATTTGGAACGGTTGAAAATGAAGAATTGTTTAACCTGACAATTAGGTCAGGCGATTCTTATCAAATTAACATTCCAAGCAATTTTATTTTTGAGCCTGAAATTGGACCCGATAGCGACCAATTTCCAAGAATTGGAATCTTTGATTGTAATGGTCAGTATTTGCAGGATATTGGGAGTTTAAAAGGTCCTTATAATAGGACTTTGCAATGGAATATTGCATGGGATTCAACGACAGAAGATTACTATGGTATTTATACTCTAATGGCAAATATTGATGCTGGAAACCACGTTATTACTTTAGCCGCAGCAACCGACCAAAATGCACTAGTATACACTCTTATTATAATTCCAAACGCAAGTTTGGATACATCTGGAACTGATTTTGAATTTGCAGATTCAATAGCAAATTATTTAACAGCCAATGGTTATCCAACAATTTGGGATTCTTTTGAAATTGAATTTACTGTTATTAGGTTTTTTACCACAGTTCCATATATTTTAGAAAACGCATTAGTTGCAGTCATTTCAGTACCAGAAAAAATTTCCTTTCCAACAATTGCTCCACCTGCAAATCAATATGAAGCCAGCATCACAATCCCACCACTCGCAAACAGTAATTACTTTATTGGAATCTTTCAAAGCTATATAGATGAAGGCGATAATTATTCCAGTTTATTGGCAATTTCACAGCCCTTGCAATTGGATAATTTTGAAACCTTTACTCAGATTCTTGAATATGGAGCAAGTGAAAATTCAGTAATTGAGGGCTTTGAATATATTAATGGTTGGCTTCAAAGAATCAGAGTTCCATTAAACGGAGCAGGTCAAACCTCAAAAAGTGAGGAAAGCATTTACAGAAATTCAGATGGTACTTTTCAAATTCCTGAAAATAGTACAGACGAAGTTATATATTTGCATACTGATTACTTAGACTTAGCAACACAAAGAGCCATGATTTCCGCCACGAAAAACCCAATCTTTGTTTTACAAGGTCAAAATTTATCAGTTCAGGGAGATCTTGAAATCACCAACACTCAGGATTTTACCCAAAATTCATCCTTTCGGAAATTGCAGCAAATGCAATTCCAGGCACTTACACAGGGTTACCAGCCCGAAAATAATTCCTGTATAGGATAAAATACTAAAATGATTTTTAATTGTCCGGAGGATGTTTGTTACACAAACTTTCCTTGCGATATTGACCAAAAAGCCAAGATTGTTGATCTTGTGTTGGTCCAAAAACAATATGCCAGTGAAGTTGATAAGACAAGCGGGGAAACTATGCTTGACTCTTTCAATATTATGGCAGTAAATGGCAAAGCGCAATTAATCCTAAATATCAATGGTGAAAAACCATTGCCAGAAACTACCGAATTGCCTGGTAGGGGATTACAAGAAATTAAAGTTGGTTCAAGTAGCCACACTATTAATTTTGACGATTATCAGGGCGTTATTAACATTGATTTTTACAATCAAATCAGAAAAACAAGTCAGAATTATGACCTGTATTTCTTAACACCTGGGTTAATTTGGGATGCAAGTTCCAAGCAAATAACAATGTATGGAAATGCAGTAATTGCTAATGATTTGAAGGCGTTTATTATGTCTCAGGGCAAGATCAAATGGACCGCAAATGGCGATCCTTCTGCTATTGTAACTGATGAAAATTTGATTGAAGCGTTTTCGGTTCCATTGGTTTATTCATTTGGTGTTGAATCAGTTGAATTAAGTACAACCGATGGTTCTACAATTTCAGGCACTTGGGACGCAACACTTAACAAGACTTTGGTTTCAGGATCGGTTCCTGATATTGAATATTCTATAATTGATTATCCAATTGAAAATGCAAGTTTAGGGCTGATTTTTGACACATTAACAGGTGAATATGAAATGACACCTAGCGACCCAGGGGTTTATTCATTTAGCGTTTTGGTAGCAAATTCAGTTTCTTGTATTACAGGCCAATTGCAGGTAACAGTCACGGTTCAATCAACTTAAAAAAATGATAGAAGTAATTCAGGGTTTATCCAATTTGTTGAACAATTCTAAGTATAGAAATGGTCAATCGGAATTTGCAATTGAAATCAGGGAAAAGGCGAAACACCTTAGACCTCATTTTGAAAACAAATACCCTGAATTCCTTCTTCAATATCAGCATCCAGGGGAAGAACTATGGATGAAACAACACAGGGCAAACAACTGGCAAAGCCCTACAATTGCCGCTACTGGAAGGGTTCAAACAAGCTGCCAAAAGATTCAACAATCTGATGACTTTTCAATCAAATGGAACGAATCGGAATCAGAAACTGGAATCATTAAGGAAAACGGTTTAGAAAAGTATTGCAAAGAGGATCTGCCAAAGTTTAAAAACTTAGAGGATTGGACTTTTTCAATTTACCTTAAACAGCTTTTTGAAGATGCAAATTCTGTTTTTCTGGTTTTGCCTGATTTGTCAGATTTTATTGAGAATCAAACTCCATTAGATTTTACAAAACCTTACCCGCAATTATTTGAATCCGATGACATTATTTATCACAAATCCGAGGCATTAATTGTCAAATTGGATGACATGAAAAAGGATGGTTCTAAATGGAATCGGTTTTTATCCGTTACCATGTCAGGAATTGTTTTATCGGTTCAATACATAGCATACCAAGACGATATTGATGCTTTTAAACATTATCCGGTTGCTTATGCTTTCCAAGATTTTCCAGTTGTCAGAACAGGCCTTAAATTAGACGAAATAGAAAATGGCTCACTAGTTTACGATTCGTTTCTTGCGCCTTGTCTTACATCATGGAATAAAGCTTTAATGAGGTCTGATGACCTAGAAGCGAATTGGGTAATGCACGCAAACCCTCAGAGATGGAGAATCAAATCTGATGAATGTAAAACCTGTAATGGAAGGGGAACTGTTGCTGTAAAAAAAACAAACGAACTAACCCAATGTAATTCATGTTTAGGAACTGGCACAGGCTCAGAAGGTAGTTCATTTAATCAGATTGAAATATCGTTACCAAAGACAAGTGTAACCAGTCCAAATGCGCCTCAGATACCATTTCCACCAGCTGGATATATTAAGCGAGATGATGACGCAATTAAAAACCTTAAACTAGAAGTAAACGACAAAATCTTTGAAGGATTTCAGGCAATTGGTCTTGAATTGCTTTCAATAGTTCCAACGGCTCAATCTGGCATCGCCAAGCAATATGACCGCAAAGAAATCAATACTTTCTTTTATCAGGTTGCTATAATGGTTCAGTACGGTTATACACATACAGCCAAGCTAATTTATAACCTTAGATATGCAATTACCATTGATTCACTAGGGGGAATAAGCGAAGAAAAAAGACTTGCATCATTGCCAGTTGTTACTATTCCATCTGACTTTGATATTCTGACAATGGAAATGTTAGCTGCTAATTTATCGGTTGCTAAAAAAGACAACTACGATCCTATTATAGTTTTTGGAATTGAAAGACAATATACTGAAAAGCTATTTGGTGAAGATTCTGACGAGGTTAAATTAATGTATGTTGTGAAAAATGTTGATCCTTTGTATGGCAAAACAATGGACGAAAAGATTTTAGCCAAAGATTCAGGCGGATGTAGTGCAATAGATTTCACCCTTTCTTGCCAGATTTCAGGCTTTGCAAATCAACTCATTGAACAAAATCCAGACTGGTTAAATAAAAAACTACCAGATCAAAGAACTGATTTGGTAAAAATGGCAACTGAAAAGCAAGCTGAAATAAACAAGTCAATTGTTCCGATTACGACTGATGTCAGGGCTTTTGCTTAAAAAAAGCAGCTAAGTATTTAACTATTTGAATTTTCAAATACTTATATTTACTTTTGTTGCATGGTTTTGCCATTCGATCACATTTATTTTATTAGCCTAAACAAATCAAGCGGCCTGAAAAGGCGAAAGTTACTGATTGAGCAATTTGATAGACTTGAAATAAAAGATAAAAGCGGCAATAAACCAGAATGGATAATTGCAGACGATGGATCTAACCCAAGCCATTTTATTGACAATTCGTATCGAAAAAAGAACCTAAGACGTGGGGCCGTTTCTATATCGGAAGTCGGTTGTTTTTCAAGCCATAGAAAAACATGGCATAAGTTTTTAGAATCTGGTTTTGAAAACTGTTTAATACTTGAGGACGATGCTTTGTTTTCCGATTTGTCAATCTTTAAAAATTGGGATAAAATGCCCGATTGGGATTTCGTAAACTTTGGGTTTATAAGGAATAAGGCATCTATTGAAGATTCAATTGAAATTGTAAAAAACGAAAACTTTCATGGTCTTTGGTCCGGTTCCGGCATGTGGCTTACTCATGCTTATTGCATAAATCAAAAAGCCTGTCAAATCTTATTGGAAGAAACTCAAACGCAAACAGGCGGCCTAGATTGGCAATTAACAGGCATACAATCCATGTTTAAAACTTACGGTTTTATGCCTGGTAAAATAACTCAGCAACCTTTAAAAGTTGCACCATCTCAAATTCATCATACATCTTAATAATAAATATATGACTTTAGAAGAAGTAAAGGCAAAGGCACAAAAAAACCCTTTGGCAATGGTTACTGTTTTTCGCAAACTGGTAAACCCAAAAACAGGAAAGGTGATCTGGAACACAAGGGAATTCCTTGCTAAACTGGTTTACAAAAACCTTTCATTACCATTTGAAAGAAGAAGTTCAGGATGGAAAAGGGTTTATCTTGAAAAAGCTGGTGAATTTACCCAAGATAATTTTGAACCAAGATTTGATAAAAATTCTTTGTCTGACCCTGCTTTAATTCAAGCTTTAAAAGATGCTGGATTTGAAAAAGTATCTGAACCAGTTAAATCTTTGGATCCAGTTTTAAGCCCTCAAATGTCGGATGCTGAAATGCTGGAATACCTTAAAAATAAAGGTGCAATTCATGGAAAGGTGAAATTGAAAAATGATGAACCGGAAGCCGAAACATTAGAAACCGAAACTTTAAATCCAGAATAATGAAAATCGCAGATTTTTTAAAGCGTCAAGCCAAAAGTGCTGGCATTGAAAGTCAAAAGGAATTGACTGAATTTTTGGAAGCCAATAAAGATGCTTTGGCTGGGTTCGATATTCCCGATGTGGCTGTCAATTTCATTGTCGATAACCTTTGGACTTTGGAGGTTGCAAAAACCAAGGACGAACTCAAGAAGCATTTTGCTGGTCAAATGTTACCAGGGATTGAACAAGGCGCAATGGAAAGAGCAAAAGCAATGGGAGTAAGTGATACTAAAATTGCTGAAATTCATGCAGAAACTCAATCCAGCGGAAAGAGGGTAAATCTTTACTTGGAAGCGGCAAACGAGATCCTTAAAGAAGCTGGAAAAAAGCAAAAAGGTAGTGAGGAATTCATGAGGCAAATTCAAGAGGAACAAAACAAAGTCCTTGCCTTAGAAAAATCCAAAGTTGAAGAAATCACTGCTTTAAAAAGTAAATACGAATCTCAATTTGAGGATTTGACATGGCAAAATGAAATCGGAAAAGTCAAATGGAATAAAGCTATTCCGGAAGATATTCGATCTATTGCTTTAAAAAATGCAATAAATAAAGAAGTTGAGAAGTCAGGTGGAAAACTTGTTTTTGATGCTGACAAACGAACCTTTAATATTGTAAACGCAAATGATGCTTCAATGCAGGTGTCTAAAGATGGAAAAATTTTGGATTACCAAACATTATTTCCTTTAGCTTTGCAAGAACATAAACTTTTGGATATTGAAATTCCTGGTGGTGCAGGAAACCCAAATCCAGGCAATCCATTTTTTGTACCACCTACTGGTGGACAAGGCAACGAACCAAAGATTCCAGAATACATTCTGAGTTCTTTAGGCAGCGCAAATAAGGCTGTCGATTTTTCCAAACAATAAAAAATGTCAGTAAATTTAGCCTATGTTCAGGCGGCTCTTTTGATATTAGCCTCTGATGATGGCATAACAAATGCTTTGTCTGCAAGGACAAACACAGGTATTTTGGGTGCTTTATTAACACCTGAAAACAGATCGTATGCACAGCAATTAAGGCTGGCAAATGATAATGGAACAGGACATATCAGAGAGGTACGGGTTGCTACTAAGCAGCGTTTAACCCTTGCAGATAATCCTGATCTTGAAATGGATGGTTGCGAGTTTGGCGATGAAATGCCATACTTGGAAGAAACGGTAACAATCACGCAACAAGCAGCTGCAGGTTTTACAATTTCTGAGGCTCAGATCAGGCTTTATCCTGACTTGGTTACAAGATTGCAAAGCATTACAGGATCAAACATTCCAGCTCAAATGGTAATGATTGGTCGTAACCTTCCAGAAGGTCGTCAAATCATTCAGGCAATACGAGAAATCACTTTGAACTTCTCTTTATCTTACGATTCATTGATCCAAAAAATGAATGTTATTCTATTGAATGACTTTGTTTCAAAAGTTGGTGACTGGAAGGGCGGATCCGCTTCAAAAACATACACCGTTCAAACTGCTGCTGCTTATGCAAGTGGAAACGGAACGGTAGATGCTGGTGAATTGTTCCGATGGAAGCAAGACCTTAGACAGCAAATGTTGATGGGAACGCCTCATACAATTTCTGGTTTTGGTCCTTTGGATCGAATAGTTGCTCAAAACGCTGAATACTTTGGTCAGGGTGCCAATGGTGTTGATTACGGTTCACTTGTTGCAAATGCAAATCAAATCAGTCGTTATTTTGTTGATCAAAATATTGCTGACGTTTTGGGATCTGAAAATGATGCCTTGATCTTTATGCCAGGTTCTGCCAATTTCCTTCCATACTTACAGTATGTTGGATCATTTGGTAAAATTGGCGTAATGGATAGGTTCACAATGCCAATTCCAACAGCTCCCGGGCTTGAGGTAGATGTTAAAATCTTGCCAGTTGAATGTGATGAAATTTACCAGGTTAAATTTGGTTTGCACTTTGAACTTTACATTCCTGAAATGGAGTTGTTCAAGTCAAGCGATTATTTAAGCGGTGTAAACGGAACATTCCAAGCGGTTTTCAATCAGGCCAGTTAGGAAACGCCTTTTCCGATGGTTTTTCGGATGGCTTCAGCTAATTGGCCAAAATAGAAAAAGCCCTGACAAAATCGGGGCTTTTTTCATTATCTGTACACCAAATTTAACAATTACAAATTTTCCATAAATTCCCAGGCCTTAATAACTTTAGATCTCAGGTTTTCAATATCAGAATCATTTCTATAAATCGGAATTGTATAAAGTCTTTCATTTTCGGGAACATCGTATTTCCATTCCGCTAAATTACAATCAAAATCAAATCCAGGATAACGATTTCTAAAAGACTTCATGTCGTAAATCATTAGCCTTTCCAATTGAGCACATTTTGCCTTGTATTCTGGATTTGTATCTTGTTCACCAAGGCATCGCATAGCATAAGCTAATTTTCGTTTTTCATCCAAAATAAGGTCGGCAGTAGCATTTTCAAGGCAATAGCGAATGTTTGCCATTGTTGCGCATGTTAACCACATATAGGACTGCATTTGCCAGTAATACAGCTTATTTAATGGTTTATTTTTAGAACGGTTAAAACTGTAAATATCCCAACTTGCCTTTGTGTCCTCAATGGTAATTATTTTGCCCTCTTTGTCTTTTATAAGAAAGTCAGGAGTTCCGCAAATCCATTCGTTTTCAAAAGTTATTTCATTTTTCACAAAATTCACATTAGAAGCCAAAGAAACCGTTGTAATCGCATCCTCTTCAACCTCATTTCCTTTTTCGATGTACTTTGAATAAATTTCTTCATTCCTTTTGTACTTCCACGAAACCCATGTATTTATAACATGGGTTTTTGCACCTTCGCTTAAATTACCAGCGTCTTTATCTGCTTTCAATTTGGGCTCAGTCATTAAATGACCGTTTCCACTTGCTCTGAATTTAGGCTTTGTTTGCATCTATTATAAAGATTTTATGGTTTTCAATAACTGGATGCAATTCGATTTTCAATTCGTCCGAAAACGATTCCAAAAGCTTTTCAAGTTCGTCAATTGAGGTTTGCCGTTCAATTAATTTTGTGGCCCTTTCAACTTCATGATTAATTTCTGGTTCTGAATTGTCAATATAAGAAACTTCCAAAGTATCGGGATTGTCAATTACTCCCTGATCTGTAATAACAGCTTTTTGCATTTCAACGGACAAAGGGGCAAACTTTGAAAGAAGCAGTTTTAAAACCGTTTTAAGAGCCATTGAATCAAAATCATCCTTCCATAAGCCCCGACCAGATTTAAAGGTCTGGCTAAAGCGTCTGCCATGCTGATTCAATTCCTCAGTGGTCATGTATAAAGTTTTTTCAAAACCGTTTAACAACTTGAAATAAGAAGCATATCCAATTGGGTTCCCTTTTTTTGGCTGCTTAAAATCAAATACAAATCCGGTTAATGGATTTTCTTCAATTAATTGCCCTTCAAAAATAGGACTTGCTGAAATGGTAAGAAATTGTCCCGACCTTTGAGCCAATTGAATAAAGCCCCGATAGCCCATTTGAAATTGAGCATCTTTACCGTATGGCACAATGTATGCAAAACCTAAATTGTTGTTTATTGGCAAGTCTAAAGTAGCCGCAACACAGGCCGCATTAAATACGCTTTGAGGACTTGCATTTTGCAGATATGAGTTATTGCTCACAATTTGCAAAACCGATGTCATAAATGCTGATGAACGCTTCCCTAAAAGCTCATCAAATTTTTTCTTTACTGCATCCTGCATAAAGAATTGTTTGGCAGTAACTACCTGATTTGATTTGTTTTCCATTTGCTAAAGTTAAAAATTTTATGTGAAATTTAAAAGGGCCGAAGCCCTTATTTTATTGATGTGATAACCAGCTTGCTAAATCTTTTTCGTCTTCTTTAGCTTGCTCGATTTCCATTTCATATTCATCTATTTTGTTATCATAGATTTCTTTGATTTCATCTAAGCCAGCAACACAATAAGCGTAACCACCTGAATCAATGCCATAAACCCGATCAAAGGCGAAATAAACATCCATTGAGTAAGTTCCATCGGAAAAAGTTTTATTAGGCTCGTATGCCTCTGGTAAACAGTCTTGAAATTGTTTTGCAGTTGGTTTGTTTACAACCGATATTAGTCCAAGGTCAATGCTTTCGTCTATTGATAATTGAAAGAAAGCTTTTAAATTTTGTTCTGTCATTTTTGTAAGTGTTAAAATTTGATGCTGCAAAGATATAATTAACTTTTTAATCTTGCAAGTTTTCCAAATAAATAATTAAAAAAAGATCAAAAAAAAATAGCCCGAAAAATTCAGGCTAGTTTAATTATTTAACAACTTGTTTTATGGACATCAAGATTTTACAGGCTTCTTTTTGCCTTTTGCATTTGGCCTTTTTTGAGCCTCTGACATAATTTGATTTGCCAGTTTAATATTATATTCATTGTCGAATGGTTTAGGCTTATCATGGCCCGGGTCCGTTTCAAACAAATACTTTTTCTTTGACAGGCAATAGTCTGGAATGCTATACTTCCTTGCAAATTCTGCCCATGTTAAAATACTTACTACTTTTTCCGCTTTTGCCATTCCTATTTTTATTTTAGAAAGTTGCAAAGTAGCTTACTTAAAATTACATTCGCAAATTAATGGCAAGATTTTCAATGAAAATTTTAAAACGTGAACAAATAGGAGGATTTAAACCCTATGAAGGAACTGAGGATCAATTCCAGATTGCCGTTGCTCAATACCTGGATTTAAAAGGGCTATTGTGGACACATCCAGCCAATGAACGCAAGACCAAAACCTATACAACCAAAAAAGGGGTTACGTTTAGTTTGGAAGGTATTTTCCTGACTAAAAAAGGAGTAAAAAAGGGAGTTCCGGATTGTCTTATTTTTGAACCACGTAAAGGATTTGCCGGATTCTTTATTGAATTAAAATGTGGCAAAAATAAACCAACTGAACATCAAATATTATTCCTTGAAAATGCAAAAAAACGAGGTTACAAAACTTTGATTACTTGGTCTTTAGATGAATTTATTTTTGAAATTGACAAATATTTATCATAAAAACTTGCAAGGAAAAATAATAAAGTTATACCTTTGGCAAAAATTTTAACAAATAACAAAATGAATATTAATATCGATTGCGAAGAAGTGAATGTGGTTCCTTTTGGGGTTCAAAAAATAACTCTTCAGATTACGGCTGCCGACATTGCGAAAATTTTAGATCAAATTGGTCTTGAAAAGGTTTTTGAACATTTTAACATTATAGCATACAAAAAATGAAAAAGCAACCAATTGAATTAATACAAGGTCTCCGAATTGGAGTTGGTGCGGGTCGTTTAATTTTATCCCATAAAATTGTTGATGAAGATGGTTTGGAAAGGTGGGCTATTAATTACCATTTAACAGTTGATGGACCTATTAGAGATGCTTTCTATTTGTCTGCAAATGTGTTGCGATACATTGCCAAAGTTGAAACTCTTGAAAGGGATTTAAAAAGTTCCAAAGAATATTCAAGACGTTTAAAAATCCGCAAAGAAGAACTGGAAACTCAATTGGCAAAATCTGAGAACCTGCGAGATGTGGCTCAAAGGATCAATAATCAACGGATTGATGAACTTGAAAACGAATCAGTTTCTTTTCTGGAAAAATTTGTTGATTATAAAAAAGAAATTAATCAAACCATTGAATCTAAGGACAAGCAGTTTAGCCAGTTGCATTCAATAATTGAATCTGAGCAAAAGCAAAATAAAATAGCTTTTAAAATTATTGATAAGCTGAAGTTTTGGAATATGGTTTTAGGATTATCCGGTTTAATGTTTTTTGCATTGTGGCTTTCTGCAATGTATTTTTAGTTATATTTGCATTGCCGAAAGGCCCGATTGGAACTCGGAAAAAAGGAAATGAAGAAATTTAACAGACCTCACTCGATCAGTAATTGGCCGCTTATCCTTGCGGGTTCCACCAATGAAAGTCGGGTGAGGTTTTTTATTTTTTATGATTGAGAATAAAAAGACACTTTTTATACCCGATACTAGGGTTCAAATTGTTTATGAAAAAACAGAAGGAGATCCATTTGGATCTATAGTAATTCAAAAGACAAAAATCGATGATTCTGAAATAGTACAAGATTTAGAATTTTTTGTTGATAAAAATACTATTTTAATAATTCAGGAGTTTTTTATAAAGGTTTCCAATGAATGGATATGAGTTAAGCCGTAACTGGTTTGATTGGTCCTTTGAAAACCCTGAACTAGTTAATCCAAACCATACTGCAATTTATTTTTATGTAATTGACCAATGCAATCGGCTTGGATGGAAGGATAAATTTGGCCTTCCAAGTCAAATGGCAATGGATGCATTAGGTATAAAAAAGCATGAAACTTTTATAAGATATTTTAATGATTTAGTTGCTTGGGGCTTTATTGGAATGGTTCAAAAATCAAAAAATCAATATACTGCAAATATTATAACTCTTAAAAGTGCTATACCAAAAAAGGGGAAAGCATTAGAGAAAGCAATACTTGGGCATAGGGGAAAGCAAACCTTAGGCATAGGGGAAAGCAATAGTAGTATAGATAAACATACAACCTTAAACAATAAACCTAAAACAATACAGGGTTTTGATTTTTCTGAATTTGGTATATTTATTCCCTTAGTTCAAAAATGGATTGAGTATAAAAATTCCAGAAAGGAAAATTATAAATCTCAGGCTAGCTTAAATGCCTTTGTAAAAATCCTTACCAAATATTCAGAAAACAAATTTGAAAATGCTGAAAACATTATTGAACAAAGTATGGCAAATAATTGGGCAGGTATTTTTAAACCAAAACCTGAATTTAACAAATTTGAAAATAAAGATACATCAACCAAATTAACTTTTAAAGGTGGAAAATCAAATAATTGAAGAAATAGTATTGGGTTCAGTCTTACTCGACAAAGAGGCCCAAATTGAATTTTCTAATAGAATTCAATCTGTAAATGTTTTTGAATCGGAGGATCACAGAATAATTGCACAAATATTTTTTGACTTTATAAAAGATTCCAAAAAGATTGACATTGTAACTATTGCGCATGAATTAAAAAGTTTAGGACATTACAAAAATGTCGGAGGTGCAAAAAAGCTTTCTCTACTTTCTCAAAAAGTAGCTTCAACTGCTCATATTGAAGTTCACATATCAATTCTACTTGAAAACTTTTTAAAGCGTGAGATTGGCCAAATAGGGGCAAGGCTTATCAATAGTTCTATTTCCGAAACCGATGACGTTTTTGATACCGTAGCAAAAATTCATGATGGATTGGATAACCTAATGAAACAAGTCATTACAGAGGACGAGAGGACGATACAAACCGTTGTATATGCTGTAAGCCAGAAATGGCAAGAGCACAACGCTACGGGCCTCGCAGGGCTATCTACTGGCATTAAGATAGTAGATGAAAAGACAGGCGGTTTAGTTGATACGGATTTAATCATTCTTGCTGCCAGACCCGGGCAAGGAAAAACTGCTTTTGTTTTATCAATTCTTAGAAACCTATCAATTGCCAATGTTCCAACTGGAATGTTTAGTCTTGAAATGTCAAGTGAGCAATTGATCGAAAGAATGATTAGCCAGGATTCGGATGTATTTGCCTTTAAGATTAAAAGGAACATCTTAGACAACTACGATAGAGAAAGGCTTTACAGTTCCGCAAATCGGGTCAGGAATTGGCCATTACAGATTAATGATGAAGCAGGGCTAAACATAAGAAAACTACGTTCTAAGGCTTTGATGTGGAAAAAGAAGTTTGGTATAAAATTGTTAGTAGTGGATTACCTGCAATTAATGTCGGGGCAAAATAAAAAAGGCCAAAATAGAGAGGGTGAAATCGCTGAAATATCCAGAGGCTTGAAGGTGTTGGCAAAGGACTTAAATATTCCTATCATTGCCTTATCGCAATTGTCCAGAGCAGTTGAATCACGGCCTTCTAAAATGCCTCAATTGGCAGATTTAAGGGAATCAGGATCAATTGAGCAAGATGCAAACATGGTGATTTTCTTAATGCGTCCTGAGTATTACAAAATGACTGAATCAGTTGATTTTGATAACGAATCTTTTCCTGTTGAAAATCTTTGCATTGTTGATATTGCAAAGTTTCGGGATGGGGATACAAGTACTTTTCCAGTCAAGTTCAATGGTCCATTAATGAAGTTTAGTGATTATTCACAAAAAGGTTTTTTATGATAACAGACGAGCAAATAAATGATTTAAAGCCTTTTATTTTGGCTTTTATTAAACTCCAAAAGTCAGGTGATTTAAGGAATAGAGATGTAGTTGCTTTTGCAGAAATTATACTTGAAATTTTAGATTAGAAACAATATGAAAAAACAAACAGCAGTAGAATGGTTAGTTAATGAACTTGAAAATCATCACGTTTTTCACGACATTAAAAATACAGTTGCATATCAGCAAGCCAAAGAAATGCAACAAGAAGAACTTGAAAAGGAGCTCAATAGGTTTTTTCTTTATTTTCGGGAAAATGGCGAACGGTTGTTAGGGGCTTCAATTGAGCAACTTGTTAAATCTTATTTGAAAAGCAGATGAAGACAAAAATATTAAAATAGTCAAATAAATTTTATTAACAATATTTGCAACGATGAAAACAATTAATTTTAAAGGCATAGAATACCCTATATGAAAATTCCACACCTAATGCCATTTCAAATGGAACCGTTTAATGGTGACCATTTTATTGAAAAAAAGTTTTTAGCCCTTCGTGATAAATTTAAAATAAAAACAATTGTCGAAACTGGAACTTGTTTAGGATCATCAACTATTTTTTTTGCTAAAAACTTTGAAAATGTAGTAACAATTGAGGCTAATCTGGAATATCAATTGATTGCCATTGAACGCTGCAAAAAGCAAGGTTTAGATAATGTTACATTCCTTTTGGGAGATTCCTCAAAACTTCTTTCTGATGTTTTGCAGAAATTAGGTAAAGATAATGTTGGTTTCTTTTTGGATGCTCATTGGGGTAACAATTGCCCATTGATTGCAGAACTGGATCAAATCGGCAAAAGCGAAGTAATACCAGTCATTTCCATACATGACTTTTACACCGGGGATGAAAGACTTGGATTTGATTCGATTCACGGACAAAGGTTTGAATATGAATGGATTTTACCACTTGTTTCTACAATTGGAATATTCAACGCTGAATACAACACATTTGCTCAAAGTGCAGGTGCTAAAAGAGGGGTTATTTATTTGAGTCCTGTGGTATGATCAGGTTGTTTATAAATAAATATAAGGACAAACACATTGCCCGAAATAAAGAGTTGGAAAAGTGTTTTTCCTTTAATCAAAATGTTTTTGGTGCGGATAATGTCATATCATTTCAGTCCAGACTTTCTTTTGCTGACTTTTTTTCAAAAGTTAATCTTTTGGCTGAAGAATCGGATATTTCAATAATTGCAAATTCTGATATCTACTTTGAAAGCCTCGATCATTTTGAAATGATTAAGGAAAATGAGGTCTATGCACTTTCAAGATGGGATGGAAATACACTTTATGACCGTGAAGATTCACAGGATGCTTGGGTATTTAGGGGCAAAATAAAACCAATACCAGATTGTAATTTTGGTCTTGGTATTCCAGGTTGTGACAATGCAATCGCTGAAAGGATTTCAAGGTCTGGTTATACTGTTTTGAATCCTTCCAAATCAATTAAAGCCATACATTTGCACTCATCAAATATCCGAAACTATGACCACAGGACGGTTGTTTCAAAACCCTATCTTTTAATTAAACCCCATTACCTAAATGAAAATCCTACATATCGGTCTGTTTGACAATCACGAGCCACAGACGAGCCTTAGAAACGCTCTTCGTGGGATTTCGACCCATTACGAGGAATATAACTTTCCTTCGCATAAGGGGCGATTAGTTCAAGTAATTCAAAATGCATTGATGCGAACAAAATTTGATGTTTTGTTTCTACAAATTCAATCAGATAAAGTACTTTCCCTGTCTCAGATTAGAACGATTTCTAAAAAAGGAATAAAGATTTTCAACTTTACTGGAGATGTAAGACAACCAATTCCAAGATGGTATCATGAACTTGCACCATACGTCACAACTCTATTTTCAAATAAAACGGATTCTGACTTGTTCAAGTCTTTGGGTTTTAAATCTGAATATTTTCAGATTGGATATAATGAAGAATTTTATAATACAACAGGTCCAAAGATTGCAGGACCGGAAATAGTTTTTATGGGTAACAACTACCCTGGTATGTTTCCGCTTTCTGGATTACGTATTGAAATGGTTGAACTTCTTCAAAACAAATATGGTTCTCGTTTCGGAGTTTATGGCAATGGCTGGAAAGGGTCGAAATGGCTAGATCAAAATACCGAGGCTGGCATTTATAGAAATTGTAAAATTGCAATTAACCTTTCACATTTTGATTTAAAAAGATATTCAAGTGATCGGCTTTTCCGAATACTTGGATCTGGTGCTTTTTGTCTTTCTCATAAATTTCAGGAAATTGAAGAAGAGTTTACAAATGATTCCGATTTGGTTTACTGGTCAAATCTTGAAGAACTCACAAAACTGATTGATATTTACCTTTCCTACGAAGCCCAACCAATCAGGCAATTAATTGCAAATAATGGGAACCAACTTTGTGAATCAAAATACACTTGGAAATACCGAATCGAAATACAACTTTTACCGTTAATTAACGCATGAAAAACTGGATCAAAGAACTAAAAAAAATAATCCCAGTAACCGGGCATTCTCAATTTGGTGAAGAGACATACATCGATTTCATCTTCAAAAATATCGGACCAGGAAAAAGAAGGTATCTTGATGTCGGTGCAGGTGGATATGGTGGTACAATCAGCAACACACGGACTCTACAAGAGGCTGGATGGTCTGGAATAGGGTTTGACATGAATGCACATTCACCTGGTATTATACAGGCATTTGTGAAGCCTGACAATATTGTAAGTCTTGTTCAATCAGAAACAAAAGAAACAGAATTTGACTTTCTGAATATTGATATTGATTCCTTCGATTACGACATACTTGAAGAACTTTTAAAGGCTTTCAAATTCCGGTTAATTGTTGCTGAATTTAATGCAACATTGGCCATTGATGTTAAATTGAAATTAAAGTATGAGGATGGATATACATGGGATGGAACCAATAAATATGGCTTTTCATTTGCAGCAGGGATGCACCTTTTTGAAAAATATGGGTATATTGTTATCTTTAATCAGGTAAATAATAATCTTTTTGCAATCCATTACACAGAATTAAATGATCAACCCATTCCGAAAATTAAGGCAGAACGAGTTATGTATCACGCTTGGAACCCAAAAGCGGAATGGCAGGTCATTGAAGAATAAAAGTAGTTTTTCATAAATAGAAAGGGTTAAAGATTTAAAAGCCAGATTTATTTTAAGTCTGGTTTTTTTATTCCCTAGAATTCGATGGAATTAAGTTTATGGCCTAATTCCCCGATTCTGAACAACGGCTGCATCAGAATAATTGAACGCCAAACCCTCGCCTTGTAGGTTCAATTGATTAGCCCAAATCTTAATAGCATCAATAAATTGACTTTCAAAAGTTGCCATGTTTGCATTGGTAATTTCCTGATTACTTTGAGTAAACCAATTAACCCGATTTGATGAAAGCTTAGACCACAAAGTTTGTTTGCAAAGTAAATTCGTCCAGGAATCCAGCAAATCTTCTTTTTGAGTGGCAATAAAAGCATCTAAAGAAGCGATTAATTCAGCATCCCAATAAACCCCTGATTGACTGCTATCATTATTCCAACCGTTTCCTTTAACGTAATTTAATGGTGCGGTTAATGGAAATATTGAATAACCAGACAAAACCCAATTGGAAAACTGACCTGGGCAAAAGTCCATTAAATCACCAAATCCAAAAAAGCCATCCC